GCTCTCTGCCTTCTGTTTGGCTGCGAAAGTCTCCATCGCTTCCTGTTCTACAGACTTACCTGCAAACAACTTCTTAAATATAGGTGGATTCTTAGCTTCCTTTTCAAGCATGTCCAAATCGGACATAGCACCCATCCAACGAGACAAGTCAGACGCCATCGACTCAATGTCACGACCTACTTGAAAACCCTTTTTGATAGCGCCGAATGCAGCAGACGCTGTTGCCATCGCGCTAATCGGGTCCATCTATGCGGCTTCCTTTAGTGGGTTACTAGCTGTCACTTCCATCCATTTGCTCCACTCAGCGTAGTAATGCCGCATTCCTACTTCGTCATGGATGGTTCCGTTCTCATGTCTGCCATGCAAAATATTACGCGGTTCAGTTCCGGGTCGCATTGTTGTACCCTGTCCTGCTACGCCTATCAGGTCTTCATGCAGGTTACGTCCAAACGGACCCCATATGGAGTTGTGGTGTTCAATACGTGTATTCCGTTCCTCTGGCGTATCACTCTTCAGGCCGTAGCCACGAAACTCAATCAGCACCTTATCAGGTCCAAGTGGTGTTACGCTGTCGCTACGGTAGGCACTGCCTCGCAAATTAAAGTTGTAGCCGGGAAACAAATCTACCATGTACCACTGATTTGGTGGTAGGTTGGGAAAAGACAGTTCGCCCCTGTCATCAAATCCATCGTATTCTTCGTAATTAACCGTAAAGCTACTTACGTTTACATGCCCGTTATCAAACGGGATGTTCTTGCGAGCAAAGTATTCGTCGTTGAATCCAGAGACACGGTTGAAATAGTGCATGAAGTCGTGGTAAAACTCGCTATTGGTATCGTGCCACAGTTTGTAGTTTGTGCCTATGATGGCTTTGTGGTAGTGAAATACTTCTAGTTCTTCCGTATCAATAGCATCAGCAATGCAATCAAACGCCCCACAGGTCCACTCCTCTACACTCATGGTAGGATTTTTGTTTAGTGTAATCCAAATCATGCCCCCATGTTTTACTTCACAGTGCAACTGTGGTTCAGATGTTGCTAGCGGAGCAGAAAACGTACCAGACGGGCTAAATACATTATAATTACGATAGGCTTTAATTTCTGTTCCTGTATTGTAAGCAAGAACATTGTTTCCTGCTATTTGACAAGTTCTAAAATTTCCAGCCTCGGGAAGTTCACTTTTATGAAACGCAGGAACCCAGACCTTTGAAAAAATATTTTCTAGCTCCTCCTCAAACAAACTCTGGTCAGAGTATATAAGGGAATTTACATATTCTACGTTAGGCTCTTTAGTCCAGTTCGTATGATTACGTGGGGGCATTAATACACCTTTACGTTGCCTTCGGTTATAAATTTAGGTACGCAATAAGCAGTTATAAGATTACCCTGCTTATGTAGTGTTTGGGCGTACCAGACGCATTCTTTTAAGTCTTTAAAGTGCATATCGTTGCTAACCAATTTCTTGTCGTCTCCTACACCTATAAATACGAATAGGAGAAAAACATGTACCATAGTCAGCCACTCTTATATTACTTCCAACTACCACCCATAGCTTTATAGCGCTTTGAAGCGAAAGCGTTTGCGTAAGCTGAGGGGTATACCTTGAACTTACGTTTAGCCTCAGACTTGGCTTTGGACCACAGCGCCGGTTTTGTTGGCGTTGGTTTTTTTGATTTAGCTTTAGTTTTTTTCTTGGCCATTTTGTCTACTGTCCCAATATTGTTCACCGTAGTCGTGTAAGATTTCTTCGCCTTTTTTTATTTCTTTAAGCGCAAAAAACTTAATATAGCGGTCATCTTTGTATTCAATCTCCCACTCAGCGTTTGGACTTGAGCTGTGGTTATATACCATAGCGAGGCCAAGTGGAATGTAATACTCTTCTTCATCAATGTAAGGCGTGTGAAACATGTAATCATGGAGGATACACTCATCTCCCACGTCGTCGCAATCTGTAACCAGATAAGGACACAACTCAACCGTATCGCCTTGAGCATAGTCCTTATCTGCGAAGACACCGAGTCCATGAATCGCTGAATCATCAACATACGGCATTTACTTCTTCTTGTTCATACCGCCACGCATACGCTTTCGAGCTGTTTTATTCATGCCACCGCCCATGCGTTTTTTAGCCATTTTAGCCATTCCGCCACCTTGCATTTTTCTCATGCCGCCGCCGCGCATTTTACGTTTTTTGGCCATTTTAGCTTTTCCTGCCATTTCTTAATCTCCTTCTGTCAAGAACTAAAGTTTCATAAACATCGTCTGGAAAATGTTTATAATAATTTGATTTCTCTAAGTACAAAGCTGCGTCATCTAATTTTGACAATTTCTGTACAAAGACCATACAGTAAGACAAGTTGTCGTCCGTAACTCCATCGTCGACTAAGAAATCCAGACCAGCCTCTGTTGCATCATAGTCAGGATGAAACACCATAAGGTGCAAATCAATACCGACCATTGACATCAACTCATTTATGCCATCACAGAGACCATCAAGGTATTCCATATCAGGCAGTTCTTCATCGGCCCAAACTACTATATCGTAGTCATGACCATCAAACTTACGAATCGCATCTAACAGTCCGTCCATACCGGTGTTGATGCTAAATACGACTTTATCATCTGCCCAAGCTTTTCGGGCGTAAGGACAAGGGGGAAGACCGTTCAGTTTCGCATTCGGTATTTCCAGAAAGTCCCTTGACCAGATACGAATATCATGCTCTACGGGATGCACGTGTCTTCCTTGACATGTTCTTTTCAATAGCAGCTTGTCTTACTTTTTCATATCCAGACATTTTGCCGTCCTTATCCAAATCACCTAGAATCGCACCTGACTGTAGGCGAGGCACGTTGGTCGGCAACTCCATAATATGTTTAGTGCCGCCCTTCTTTTTGCCAAGGTCTTTTCTAGCAATGCCTTTGTTTTTGTATTCTTCAAATGACATGGTATCGTCCCTACCCTTATCAAAGAAGTTTATACGCATCTGCTGTTCAAGGTCAATTTCTTTTGGTTTTACTTCTTTAGACTTGGCCATTACTTGCCCCTTTTAGTGCTAGAGTTAGTGGGCAGTTCCATGATATGCTTTTTACCCATACGAGTGCCGCCGGCACTTTCCATAGTAATCTTTGCCATATCCTTTTTGGACATGCCTTTGTATACTGGCCCTTCCGCACCCTTCTTAACAGCCATCGTTTCTTCTTTATCGCCTCGCAAAACACGCCTAGTGGCTGGCTTGGCTTTATCACCAAGAATATATTTTTCTACAAATGTCTGCTTACGAAGGGGTACGTTAATTTTTTGTCCTGCAGAAATTTTGTTAAGATTAGTAATTTGAGGATTTTCTTTTTCTAGGGATTTAAGGGTAACACCCAAAGTATCTGCAATGCCGCTAAGTGTGTTACTACCTTCACCAAACTTACCCGCAGCTACTTTAAAACTGGCATCTTCAGATGTTGATTTGAGGCGTTTTTCATACGGGGTAAGGGGATTGTCTTTAGTTCCCTCTGTTCTTTTTTTCAGTGAGCCGCGGAACGGACTTTTAGCCATTTAAAATTCTCCCGATTTCATAGCTTCAGATAGCTTAGTAGCACGGCCTTTTACCTGCTTTGCCCAACGGCTATCCAACATTTCTACGGCTGCGGTATCAAAGTCACCTTTGTGCACTGCTGCCCACATATTCTTAAACTTATTAAGGCGTGGCACGCCCATATTAAACGCCATGTCCATCAGGATTAGCTGTCGTACTGCATCTAGGTCTTCGACGCACGGGTGCGCTCTGCACAGTTCTTCTTCAACAATCTTGATATCGTTCTCGGCAAGATACATAGCATCAGCTTCAGTAATACCCATCGTATGAACAATAGCCATATTAGGGATATCCATCCACTCCAGTTCTGCTGGTGTGATACCGCGGTCCTTTAGGTTCCTGCCTATACCGATGGTGTCAATACCGAGGGAATCTTGGTACACCTGAAGGCGCAAGCCTTCGTGCTTAATTAGCTTTTCAATGAAGTCCTGTCTGCTGTATTTCATTTACGTCTCTTTTTGTCTATGTACCATCTTGCACAGTTAACTACGGTGTTTGTTGTTATCATGGCCACCAGCCATACTTCCCACCATTCCATTAGGCTTTCTCATGTCCCATCCATACCGCAAACGCACCCGTCATTGCTCCCGTCACCACACTGACAAGTGCTGCTTGTTGACTCGTCGGGTCCGGTAGTGCCATGAACCACTCCACTACCCGCCAAGCCGATAGCGACATCCCAATCATCATCAGACGGGGAAGTATCTTCCACCGTAGGAATCTTTCCATTGTTACTTCTGCCACGATTTATCCTCGCCTGTTCTTCTGTAGTTCTGTCGTGCATATCCCACATCGGACTCACCACTATTTTTTACCGAAAAACTTTGTCGCACTTCTGACCCCAAAGCTTGCAGCAACAATAACGCCCAAGCTGTACTGGTACCATTCAGGCATTTGCTCCAGCTGTTGAAATCCATTTGCAACTACTTCTTCCATTCCAGGAATGAATGCTAAAATAAGTGGGATGCTAAATAGAATTACCAACCACTCATCTTTCCACGAAGACTGGCTACCTTTAGCCATCTCCAAGTCCCAATCAATTTCACCGGTAGCTTTCTTCTGCATCACTACAGCTTCAGCTTGTGCTTTCGCTACCTTGGTGGCAGACTGCGCCTTCTTCTCTTCAACCTTGCCTGACATCCATGTGCCGGCAAGTTCTGCTATAGGTCCGATTAGCAGGTTTAGCACTTCCATCTCCTACGTGCTTGGCGTAAACGGCTATTAGGATTCTTAGCCGCTTTAGGGAACTTCTTCATCTGTCCCGCAGAACGAGCACAGAATGACTTCCTACGCTTAGCCGACTTACTACCTGGTTTTACTTTACCGGTTACGGCTGTCTTCAGCTTACTACCGGGGTTAGCACGTCGATATGCCTTAACCCCAGCTTCAGTCATACCCGCACCCTTCTTTGTAGCACGGAAGTTCTTCTTATTGCGTGGTGGCATTTTGCTAGGCTTACGCGCCATTACGTTGCTGTCCCTGGTGTTGTGCACTTCCAGCCTACAGGTACGTGTAGAGGAATATCCGTTAGAATATTTGCACTCATTTCTACGGTACGCTCATAGCACTCATCATGCGTCTTATACGGGCCACGAGTATCTTGTGCAGGAAAACACACATTATCCATACCCATTACACAAACCATTACCCATGCCTCAAACATAATAATCCCTCAAAAAAGATGGACGGAACCCACGTTGTCAAAATCCCGTCCATAATGCCTTAGAGTGGCTGTAGCGAACCCCGCAGGAATAAGTACAGCATCAGGTCTTAAGTACCGAGTTTCCCCGTTGCATACTGTAAATGTCCCTCAGCAACCAACGCTTTTTCAACATCCTCAACACTGAAGTCTTTACCAGTACGTTCTTTAAGGGCAGCACGTATATAATAAACATGATGACTGGGTACGTGTGCCCTATAGTGTCCATACCGCTCGTATTCGGCAGATATCTGCTCCAATAACGAGCCATATTTTCGTTTTTTAGCCATTCTATATATATTGTACCACAAATGAACTAAGTTGTGAAGGTTTATCTTGACATCCTTAACGTTACCAGTACCCTCTTGTCCCTATGTGGTACCAGATTTATTAAATGTACATCCAGATGTATTTTAGGGGTTGACAGAGGGGTTAAAATCAACTATAAATTACTTGTTTTTCTTTTTTCCCTTTTTTTCTTTTTCAGTAACACCATAGGTAAGTAGCCGAGATAGAGAAAATGAATAAAAACACTGTAAATTTCTACATGAGAAATAGAAATAAAAGAAAGAAGTACAAATCTCCTGTAATTCTATGGGGAAGTGTGTGGAAAAAGAAAGATGATAAAGAAAATAAGACAGATAATACGAATAAATCCAATAGCTAAGGATTTATGGAAGAATAAATACTCCGTAATACCGAATAAAAAGAAAGTTATTCCAAGAAAACAAAAATACAGGGGTTAGTTTAAAGAAAAAACCCTAGAAATTATACAACAAATTGCATTTTTACGGCTGGTATAGGGCTTAAATCCTTGCCAGCCTTTATTTTTGCCTAAATGCTGCCGGCGGCGGCTCCGTATGCAAGTTGGCGCGGTCTGGTATATAGATTCATTTCCCTAATTTTGTGTCGGACTCATGTACATGTAACTGGTACAGGGGGCCCGGCCCATGCGTACCCGTTGCAGTCACACACACAAGCCATTGTTTTTATTGGGTTTTTCGCATATTGTAATAATATTAGCCAGTGGGGTAATAATGTTGCCCGCCTGGACTCGTATCGGTAATTATATTAGTCTGCAGCTGGGCGCGTGTGCGATTGTTGCGCGGCATCGCGTATAGAGTGATGCAGGAATTGATGCAGGCATACCGTTTTTGTGCATAAATAGCACCACCTAAAATCATACCCAACGCTTGACATAGGCGCGGCGCGTGAT